GGCGAACAAGCGCCTAACCTCTGAGGTATCCCCTTTGCGCAATCAGCGCCGGGTGTTAAACGATAAGGAGTGGAAATTTGTTCAGGAGTATGTCTCAGGTGACGGCCGTGTGACCCTCAAAGAGGCAGCCATGCGCGCAGGCTACAAAGAGGGCAGCGCCTCTGTTATGGCTTGGAAGTTGACCAACCCTAAAGAATACCCCCATGTTGTCGCTGCAATTCAGGCCTACCGCGCAGAGCTGGCCTCGAAATACAACACCAATTACGAGCGCCACATGCGGGACCTGCAGATCATCCGCGACAAAGCGATCGATGCCGGGGCGTGGGCCGCTGCGGTCAATGCGGAGTATCGCCGGGGCCAAGCTTTGGGCACTATTTACGTGGAGCGCAAGGAGATTTTGCACGGCACGATTGATTCCATGAGCAAAGAGGACGTACAGCGCAAGCTTACTGAGCTTAAGCAGCTTTACGGCCCTGCGCCTACCGCTTTGATTGATGCAGACACAGGGGTTGTTCTGGATACGATAGACCGTGAAAAAGACCCCGCTTTTGATCCCGGCGTGGAAGAGCCGCCGCCTGATATCTTTGAACTGGACGATAAGGGATGAGTGCAGCGCCTGAGGCGTTATTTTCAGCCCGTGTCCGCGCCGGTTTGAAGGCGTGTGGCTGCGACGTGGAGCGCATAGAAAATCGAGTTAATTTGGGCGTGTCGGACATGTTTATCGGGGCCGGTTCTCAATTTGCAGCGGTTGAGTTGAAGGTGGTTTCTCGGGGGCTTGCGGTAAAGCTTCGCCCCCATCAAATATCTTTTTTAACTCGCCATGCGTTAAAGGGCCGCCCAGCCTTTGTTCTTGTAAAGTACAGCGTTGCTAATGAGATCAGGATATACAACGGAGACCAAGCCATTGCTTTATCTACTGAGGGCCTGCGCTTGGCCCCGTTTAGGGTTTGGCAATCCCGGGGCATGCCATGGGAAGAGTTAGCGGGCATTTTATCAGGCCAAAATAAATAGTTGCCAGCCCCGTTTTTTCGTGTATAGTTGTGCTTGTTGGGCTTTCCAACGTAGAAAGGATAGAAGATCATGCATGAAAACCCGTATTTTGACGCTGAAGCCGACGAGGCCAAGTGGGACCGCGAGTCTGATTTATACGATCAGGAAAAAGACCGGGCCCTGATTGATAAACTGGAAGAAAAAGACCGGGCCGAATCACAGGCCAAAAAGTAGGCTATACTGGCCACTCACCTAGAAAGGGTATTTTATTATGTTGAAGACCGTTGAACGCTCACGCAATAGCAAGACCGGACCTATTGCAGTCACTTACCGCGCAGGCAAGACAAGCCCCTACAGCAGCTGCCCGGCCACTTGTTCGCTCATGCCCGCTGATCAGTGCGGCGCAGTGCAATTGGATGAGGAATATATGCAGGCGCTGCTTGATGCCGTGCCCCGCCGGGGCTTGGCGTGGACTTATTCCCATTTTCCGGCCGAAGCTTTGCCTATTCCCAAAGCAGGCAAAACTGTGATCAATGCCAGTTGCGACACTATGGCCGCTGCGGTGCACGCTGTTGAGTTGGGGCGCCCTGCTGTTTACGCTGCGCCCTTAGATACGGCCGGAACGTGGCCGAAGAGAATGCATGGCGTGCAGTTTGTGCAATGCCCGGCCGACATGGCCGACAATTTCAACTGCGCCCAATGCGGCAATGGTTCGCCGCTTTGCTCCCGCGGTGACCGCGATTATGTGGTGGTTTTTTTAGCCCATGGCACTAGCAAAAAGAAAGTAGGCACGGACACGAAGGGGGGCTGCTATGGCAGCAGCGGCCCGGTAATGATCCAGTGGCGTGAGACAGGCCAGACCGGGCACGAAAACGAGGGGCAGGCGTTGCGCAAGTTCGCCGCAAAATTGCCTCCGGGTTCTATGATCCGACACCACGTGGTGGGTGACATGGGGGCCTTGACATGATTGTTATCGGCTTAGTTCTAGTGCTTTTTTTTATTGGTTGGGCGTTGTTCGATAGCTAATTAAAAAATAACTGCACAGAATCTAATTTTTAGGTTATACTGGATCCAGTCGTTACATGTTGTACGGCACACAGAAAGGGTATTCAAAATGGCACATATGATTGACGAGACCACAGGCAAAGCCGCTATTGCATTCGCAGGCAAATTGCCGTGGCACGGTTTGGGGCAGGAATTGACGCCGGGGCAGTCTATTGATACATGGACAATTGAAGCCGGGCTAAATTACACCGTTTTAGAGTCCCCGGTTATGTACGACACCCCGGCCGTATCCGGCATGCAGTCGTGGCCTAGCCGTAAAGTACTACACCGCAGCGACAATGGGGCCCCTTTGGCCGTGGTTAGCGACGGTTACAACGTGGTGCAGCCCGGTGAGGTCATGGCGTTTTTTGGCAAGCTCGCGGACATCGGGGGCTTTGAGCTAGAAACCGCCGGAGCGCTAAGCCATGGCCGCAGGGTTTGGGCATTGGCTAAGGTAGGGGAGAGCGCACCAGTTGTAGAGGGTGACGTGGTCAAACCCTACGTTTTGCTTGGCACGTCATATGATGGCACCATGGCCACCGTGGCTAAATTTACATCCATTCGCGTGGTATGTAATAACACCATAACCGCAGCCATTGGTGCGCATGAGGGCACCGCGGCCGGATCTGTTCGCGTGCTGCACAATTCCCGATTTGACGCCGATGCGGTACGGCTGCAGTTGGGCATAGTGGCTAATCAATTTGAGCGCTTTATGGTGGACACGCGCAAGCTGGCCGGGCAGTCGTTGACCCTTGAGGAGGCGGATTCGTTTGTGGCCAAGTTGCTGCAGCCGTATCACAATGGCCGCCTAGAGGTCAGTGAGACCCGGGCATATAAGCGCATTATTGAGCTGTTTAAGGGCGCAGCCATTGGATCGGATATCCCCGGCGTGGCGGGTACGCGTTGGGCCGCATTGAATGCGGTAACGGAACTTGTAGACCATGAGCGGGGCCGCTCCAACAATACCCGCATTGAGTCGGCGTGGTTTGGCACTGGCGCAGTACTCAAAACCCGGGCATTAGAGCTTTTAGTGGCCTAGATTAGGGGTAATACCCGGTAAAACCCGGGTATTGCTTAACTTATGGGCAATAACAGCCGAAACTTAGCATCTACGGGGCCCCGCTGATATAAGCATGCCTAATAATGGGGTTTGTTTTTATAGCGTAAACCGGTCCCGTGGTGCTTGTCGCTTGGTGCGTTAAACGTGGTGTTTGGTGCATGGCCCGCGGGCCGCGGGCCCTTGGTGCGTGGTGGTTATGCGTTTTATGCATGGCCCGCGGGCCATGGTTCCCGGGCCATGCGCAGCATGGCCCGGGGGCTGGTTTTTTATGCATGGTCCGCGCACCGGGGCTGTTTTTGGGTTATACTTTGGGCGTGGGGCACGGTTCGTGGTTCACGCAACTAGAAAGGGTATTTATTATGATCACGCAACATGAGTACACCCACAAGCCAAGCATGGCCACGCTGCGCGCTGCGCTGCGCCGGGCCATGGATCAGGGCAGTGATTCTGTGCAGTTGACTTGGGGAGAGAATGAAATAACCGTAGAGCGCACGCAGTACGGTTGGATCGGGTACGGCTGGATCGGGCGCAGTGGTGGCGACGATTTAGCTAGATCATTGAACATGCGATAGCGGTTTTTGGTGTATAATTCATGCATGGGCCCGGCCGGGCCCATGCAACTAGAAAGGGTATTTTATTATGTTGAACCAGTACAAAAATAATTTGTTTGGTGACCGCGGTACGGACATTCAATCCGCGTTAAATTATGCGAACCGCTTGTTATCCGCTGCCCCTGATAGCGCGTCGGGTTTTACCGCGCTGCACGTGGTGCTGAATACCGTCATCAATGCGGTAGAGGCGCAGTCCGCTGCGCCTGATCACCCTGCCGATGTGGCTGCCGATGTGGCTGTGCCCGCGGATCCGCGGGCCATGTTTCTAGACTGGCTAAACGCAGAGGGCCGTGCCATGATCCTTGAAGAAATAGAGGATCGGCTCGACACCATACGGGAAGAGATAGACGACAAGATATCTGACCGGCTGGCAGAGGATCTAGAAAACCTAGACATAACTGTTAGTTTCAACCGATGATTGTGTTATAATTCATGCATGCACCCAGCCGGGTGCATGCAACTAGAAAGGGTATTTATCATGAAGACAGTACGAACCATTAAAGTAGGTTACACCACGTTGGCATTGCCTGAGGGCATGGCCCATAAGGACATAGTGCAACTGGCCGGGTATCTTGCATCACTACGGACGGTAAACACACACTATTTGCACGCAGCAGAGCCGCACCGGGAAGTGCACTTTACTGACGCAGACGGCCCGAGCGTCTGCGTTGGGGAGCGTGAAATACTCAGCAGAGCCGAGGCCACCGAAGCCTACGAAGCCGACAAACTAGCCCGGGCCGCGTAGCGTTATCCATGGCCCCTAGGGGCCATGGACCTAGAGCCACTGTCCATAGGGGGAAACCCCTATGGACAGGCGCGCGCGCCTGTCCCCCTGTTTCTCTCCTGTTTTTTTCCTTAAAAATTCCCTCTAAAGGTGGTTGGCGGGGGTGGGTGGGCCCGCCTAGTTTTTCTCTCTGTATCTGGATTGACCTACCCGAAGGGGGGAGGGCCATTTTTGCACCCGTCGATTTAAGCGAAGCGCGTAGCTTGAATTTAGACATGGGAAAACACCATGAAAAGCTAAAGAGGGGAAGGCCAAAAAGGGCCCCCTTGTCTTTTAAAAAGGCAAGGCCGTGTTATATTTATAAAAATTCAGAACCTAAAGGTCTGCCTGTGCAAAATAACACACAAAATATTGAAGAAGAACGCCTACGCTTGGAGTTGCGCCTACGGCTTATTGAGGCCCGGGAGCGTGCAACTAGCAGCTTTATAGATTTTTCTAAGTACGTGTGGCCCGAGATGATTATTGGGGATCACCACCGTATTATTGCGGAGGCCTTTGATCGGGTGATCGCGGGCAAGTGCAAGCGCTTAATGATTGCGATGCCCCCGCGCCATGGTAAGTCGCAGATGGGCAGTTATTTGTTTCCGGCGTACTTGATGGGCAAGTTACCTCAGTCCAAGTTGATTGTTGGTTCGCACACCGCGGAGCTTGCACAGCGTTTTGGTCGCATGATTCGTAACCTTGTGGACGATGAGCGTTACCGGGAGTTATTTCCTGACATTGGTTTGTCGGTTGACTCCAAGGCCAGTGGTCGGTGGAACACGAAGAATGGTGGTGAGGCATTTTTCATTGGTAAGGGTGGTGCGATGACGGGCCGTGGTGGTGACATTGTTATTTTGGATGACATTTTGGACGAGCAGGATGCGTTGTCTGATACGGCGATGGAGAACACGTGGGAGTGGTATACCTCTGGTCCGCGGCAGCGATTGCAGCCTAATGGTTCGATTATTGTCATTAACACGCGGTGGAAGACGGATGATTTGACGGGGCGCTTGTTGCGTCAGCAGGGGCAGTTGAAGTCGGATCAGTGGGAGGTGATTGAGTTCCCGGCTATTTTGCCGTCGAACACGCCTCTTTGGCCGGAGTATTGGTCGCTTGATGAGTTGGAGAAGGTCAAGGTCAGTATTGGCATGAAGAAGTGGCAGGCTCAGTGGCAGCAGCAGCCGACCAATGATGAGGGTGCCATTCTCAAGCGGGAGTGGTGGCGCAAGTGGACCAAGGATTTTGTTCCGGATTGTGAGTACATTATCCAGTCGTACGATACGGCGTATTCTAAGAAGGAGAGTGCGGATTACTCTGTTATTAGCACGTGGGGGGTGTTTACGCCTAGTGCTGATTCGGGGCCAAATTTAATTTTGCTAGGTGTTAAGAAGGGGCGTTGGGATTTCCCGGAGCTAAAGCGTATAGCGCGGGACGAGTACCGGTATTGGAATCCGGACAACGTGTTGATTGAGGCGAAAGCTACGGGCACGCCGTTGCAGCAGGAATTTCGTAAGGTTGGTATACCTGTAACTATGTACAGTCCCGGTGGGCGGCGCACGGGCCAAGATAAGGTAAGCAGGGCTAACGCGGTGGCTCCGTTGTTGGAGTCGGGGATGATTTGGTATCCGGAGGGTGAGGAGTGGGCCGAGGACCTTGTTGAGGAGTGCGCGGCATTTCCTGCGGGCTCTTATGACGATCAGGTGGATTCGGCGGTCATGGCTTGGTCTCGCTTTCGTCAGGGCAACTTTTTGTCGTTGGGGGATGATGATGAGCCTGAGGAATCTGAAGAGGATTCGAGGGGGCTTGAATATTATTGAGGCGGTTGTACAATATCGTCTAGTTCGACAACCAAGGACCACGGTACATGGCCCAAGATATTGAAGACATGATTACGCGTGCCGCGCAGGCTCGCGGCGTTGATCCGGCGGTAGCTATTGCTATAGCGCGGGTGGAGAGCAGCTTGCGTCCTGATTTGAAGAACCCAGACTCTAGTGCCAAGGGTTTGTATCAGGTAACGGATGAGACGTGGTCGGATTATGGTGGGGCCAAGGGTCAAGCGCTTGATCCGAAAGAAAACATTCGGGTAGGCATGGATATTTTGGTGAAAAACGGTGCGATGTTGGCTAAGACCTTGGGCCGTGATCCGCGGGCTGAGGAGCTATATGCTGCTCACTTTTTTGGCCCAACTGGTAGCCGCAGGGTTTTGTCGGCGGATCCGTTGGCCTCGATTAGTTCGGTGGTTTCCAAACGGGTTATGCAATCCAATCCCAAGCTAAAGGGCCGGACGGTTAATGAGGTGTTGACTGGGTTTGCCAAGAAATTAGGCACAGGTGGTCAGCGTTATCCCACGAGCGATGTGACGCGCACCGTGGTTCCTGATGCGTATTCACGTGAGGCGGATGTAGAGATTGCCACGGGGACCAAGGCTCCTACGGCGCGGGACCGGATTTCGATCTATGGCCCTAACTATCAGGCGGCGGTGGCTGCGATGATGTTGGGTGAGGCCACGGATGATGAGCAAGAGGATGCTGCGTCTTCTACAACGGCTGTGGAGGCACAGTCGGCGCGCAATTCGTTGAGGGCCCTAGACCTCGGCTCAAGCGTCAATCCTTTTGATGCGATGCAGCCCCCACCGTCTGAGCAGCCGGTACAGAGTTTTGCTTTTGGTGGCATAGCTGCCCCATCCGCTGCGTACAGCCCGTCTGTTAAGCGGGAAATGGCGGATTTCAATAGCCAGTGGGAAGATTACACCAAGAGCCAAGAAGACTGGAGAAAAACCCAGTACGATCCGTATCAAAAAGCCTATGGCGAGTACCAAGCGGCTTACGACGACTACAAAACCAACCAGTATGCGCCGTATCAGGCTGCGTATGACAAGTACCAGTCTGAGGTCTATGCCCCCTATAAAGCGTCGCATGACCAGTACACCAAGGATTACGCGGCGTATGAGTCTGCAGTAGCGGATTACAACAAAGACCCTTTTACAGGGGAGACTGCTCGGGTGCCGTGGAGGATGGCCCCCAGAGGGGGTAAGATATACACGACGCCTGAGGGCACGGAGTTCTTCGGCTCAGATGATTTGCTTACAAGGTCTGATTATAGTGGCTACCGGGGGCGCGACCACTACTTAAAGGTTCTTAAAGACAAGCCTACGGAGGTGGTGGCCCCCACTTTGGACAGTGAGTTTACGCAGCAGGCTCCGACGTTTGACCGCACCTTTGATATGGCCGCCCCTACGCCTGCTCCTTTCCTGCCCGGCTTGACGCAGGAACAGGCCGCGGGCATGGATGACGCTGCCCTGCAAACATATGCAGATGACCAGCGCATTGCGATGGAGAACAAGGTCCAGCAGGCCCGAAAAGGCCAGCAGAACCGCCAATTTGCATTAGACGTAGCCTCAGATCCATCAAGATACGGCCTGTCCATGCCTAAATTACTGGCAGAAGGCGGAGAAGTACAGGATGATGCGCCCGGCATACAGGATGTAAGCAAATACGCCACCCGCCGATCAGAGGAAATGTTCCCCGGCATGGCAGGGCAGGATGATCCGCGTGACGCGGCCCGTCATTTGTTGGCCGCGGGCACTGTTACTCGCAAGTATGGCCCTACTGCTGCTGATTTATTAGGCAAAACGCACGAATACACCAGTAGTTTGCAGACGGCTGCTTCGTTGTTCGGCATTGGCGAGCCACGGGATGATTTTGCATACGACACGCACAATAACCGGTTGGGTATTGAGCTTGGTCAACGGGCCACGAGCCAAGCTGAGTTGGAGCAGCTGGTCAAGGAGATGGCCATGCAGTCCAGCTTTGAGCAAAAAGAGGGTCGTCCGTGGATCATGAGCCAAGAAGCTATGGACGCGCGCGCTGATAGGGCACGCCAGCTTATGGAGCGCCCACCGGATGCCTATGCTAGGGGTGGTGAGGCCGTGGCAGACGACCCTGAGGCAGCTTTAATGGCTGGGGCAGGGGATAGCCCACCCCCGAGCATTACAAACGACAGGCTACGTGAGTACGCCCTTGCAGCGCTTCGTGGCGTAGGCGATATTCCATATTCTTTTGCCGGTTCTGGGGTAGACATAGCCACCATGGCAATGCGCCCGTTTGGTTACGACACAGAGCGCCCCGTGGCAGGCAGTGATTGGATCAAGGAACAAGCAACGCGGTTGGGCATCCGCCCGGGCGATGAGACTGATCCAACTCTGGCTAACTTCCGTCTTGCCGGGGAGATTGGTGCGTCGATGGTCAATCCCGCTTCTGTACCAAGAGCTGTAGCTACTGGTACACAGAAGGTTGGGCAGGCAGCGCGTGCGTTGGAGGACATGACTGTGGGTGAGATGCAGCGGGCCAAGATACGACAGCTCGGTGCAAAAGTTCCTGATGATGCTGCATACGCCGCGCTTCGCGAGCGCATGGAGGCCTCGGGCAATTTGGCGATGGCGGTTAGGCCCCCCGGTGGCACGATGGTTTCCCAGCCCGGTTTTGATTTTGTGGAGTTTAAGTTTCCGCAAACCACCGCCAATATTCCCATGGCCCCCGGAGGTTCTCGCTATTCTTTTGAAAGCAACCAGATAGGCGGATTGGACAAAATAACAAACGAAGGCATCGTCGCTACTGTGGAAGCTACGGAGGACCCTGCAAAAGCGCAAGCAGTAGCAAACTTTCTGTTAAAACAGGGGCGGGAGTATTTTTCCAAGAGCTACGCGTCCACCAACGACCCTATTTACACGGCACTAATAGACAAACGCATTGTCCCTGTGGGAGGCGCAGGCGAACTGGTCAAAGGCTACATGGCCCGCCAAGCCAAAAGAGACCCTGAAGCAATGCAGGACATGACCCGGGGCTATGATGCGGGCCTGCAGGCTTACCTTGCTAGACAAGGCATGGGAGAGGAGGCTGGATCTGCCGCAACAGAGCAGTTGGCCTTACGTACTTTGGAAGCAGGGGAAAAGCAACAACTTACGCCCGAACAAATAGGCAAGCTTACCGTAGATAGGGCGCTGCCCTTCTATAGAAGCTTAGAAAACGCCACAGATATACCTGCAGTGCAGGAAGCTGAGAAATTCAACGAAACGCTGTTTAACATTAAGGACTACTCTGTCCCAAGCTTCTTGTCTCCAAAAGTAGTTGGCCCAGAGCTTGTAAACATTCCCGCTGAAGAACTGTCAAAAATGACATATCCACAAGCTGTGGAACGTGTGAACGCCGACCTGCTTTTTAAGCGTGATTTCTACATGGTAGCCAATGACGTAGGCGCGGGTCGCATGGGCAGCTTGGGCAAGGACGGCAAGAAGACGGAAAAAATGCTTATGTTTACTGTCCCTTTTAAAACACCAAGCAAGAATAAGCTGTTAGATTGGGTTCGTTTGACTGACTCTAAGGGTGCCTATATGGAGGGCAAGGCCATGAACCATTCCGTTCACAACTACGATACATACGGCACCTACAACGAAGGAGGCAAAGCGGCCTTTGACGCTGGAAAAGCAGAGATTTACTCCTTGCGCAATAAAGAGGGCATGCCTTCACTGACCGTCGAGCTTGCAAACAGGCAGCGCCCGGATGGCTCTGTTGAAAGGGTAGTCACGCAGATTAAGGGTCGCTTTAACTCCCGCCCGTCCTCGGACACGGATTTATTCAATTTGTTTGATACGATAAAGCCCGACCGCGTTGTCGCGGAGATTTACCTAAAAAACAACAAAGGGGAGTCGCTTGATAAATCCGTTTCTGTGGACTGGGGCAAAGAGTACGCAGACTACAGGCAAGGCGGGGCAGAGGGATTTGCCAAAGGCGGCATGGTTGAGCGTACAATAAACGACAACAGGAAGTACCTGTAACCCCTGTAAGGAAACAGAATGGCCATAGAAAAAGAGACGGCAGAAAGCCTAGATATTGAGATTCTTTCAGAGGAAGAAGCCCCTGATATTGAGATCGAGCTAGAGGAAGACGGCAGTGTTGTCGTCAACCTAGGAGAGGAAGAAGAGGCGGATGTCGCTTATGACGCCAACCTAGCCGAGGTCCTTGATCCAGATGTCTTGTCTAGCATGTCGTCGGAGCTGACGACTTTGTTTGAGGCGGATAAGGCATCTCGTGAATCTTGGGAAAAGCAGTACAGCGGCGGCATGGAGCTACTGGGCTTTTCTCTAGAAGATCGTACTAAACCATTTAAGGGCGCGTGTGGCGTGTACCACCCGCTGTTGTCCGAGAGCATTGTGCAGTTTCAAGCGCAGGCCATGAAAGAGCTAATGCCTTCTGATGGCCCTGTTCGAACTCGGGTCTTGGGCAAGGAGACCCGAGAGAAGTTGATGCAGGCTGATCGCGTGCGCGACTTCATGAACTACCAGATCACAGGCGTGATGGAAGAGTACACGCCTGATTTTGACCAGCTGTTGTTCTATGTGGGCTACGGCGGTTCTGCCTTTAAGAAGGTGTACTACGATGAGTCGCTAGGCCGCATGGTCAGCTGCTTGGTTTTGCCTGATGACTTGTACATCCCATACCATGGGTCGTCGGTCATGAGCAAGTGCGAGCGCATCACGCACCGTGTGTGCATGTCTACCAATGCCTACCGCAAGGCGGTAATAGCTGGGCGCTATTTAGATTCAGCACAGGCCACAGATGAGCCTAATTCGTCTTCCATACAGCAAAGCACTGACAAGTTGACAGGCCAGTCCCCTTCTGGTGAAGAGAGTGAAATCGTCTTGTTGGAGTTCCAAGTGGACTACGACCTGCCCGGTTTTGAGGACGTAGATGAGGACGGCGAGCCCACGGGCATTAAGCTACCTTACGTTGTTACAGTGGATGAGGCCAGTGGCACTGTTATTGGCGTGCGCCGAAACTGGAAAGAGCAGGATGGCCTGCAGCAGCGCCAAGAGTACTACATACACTATTTGCTGGTCCAAGGCCCCGGTGCATATGGCCTAGGCTTTTTGCACTTGATCGGGGGTCTGTCTAAAACTGCCTCTTCTGCTTTGCGTCAGTTAGTGGATGCCGGTACGTTGTCTAACTTGCCTGCAGGTTTCAAGGCCAAGGGTGCGCGGATCATGAATGATGATTCGCCGCTGCAGCCCGGCGAGTGGCGAGACATGGATGCAGGCGGTGCGGATCTGCAGAGCTCTTTGCTTCCAATGCCATACAAGGAGCCTAGCCAAACGTTGTTTGCTTTGTTGGGTTTCTGTGTGGACGCGGGCCGTCGCATGGCAAGTATTACGGATATTCAGGTTGGCGACAGCAACCAGAATGCCGCCGTAGGTACGACAATCGCGTTGTTGGAAAAGGGCTCCACCGTGATGTCCGCTATCCACAAGCGCTTGCACTACAGCCAAGGCATGGAATTTAAGTTGTTGGCCAAGGGTTTTGCGGAATACCTTCCTGACGAGTACCCGTATGATGTCCCGGGCGACAGCCGCTCCATCAAGGCCATGGACTTTGACGACAGGATTGACATCCTGCCAGTGTCCGACCCCAATATCTTTTCTGTGGCCCAAC